TCTTCGGAATACAAAAATATACTGGTAGCGAAAGCCGCCGAAGCGTTGACAGGCTTTCAGCTTATACCGCTTCCCCAGTCGGAACAGAAGATGTATACCGCTACCGAAATAGGAGAGATGTTCGGCGTATCAGCTCAGAGAATCGGCAAACTGTCGAATCAGTACGGTATGAAAACCGAAGAATACGGTACTTGGTATCGTTCCAAATCACAGTACAGCAATAAAGAGGTTGACAGCTTTATGTATAATGACAAGGCTGTGGAACGCTTTAAGACGTTAATTTAAATCAATCAATTTAATAATTATACCGCCCCTTTTGGAGCGGTATTTTTATACCCTAAACAATTTATTCCGAACGTTGTGGGCAATGAACACAGTGGGCGGAGAAAGGACAGAAACATGAACAACAGAAGAATTTTCATCGGCTTACAGCACTTCGCAGAGGGCGAGGGGGACGGCGGCGCAGATGCAAACGTTCCCGGCAATCAGACTGCCGATAACGGCGGTGACGCTCAGGATAACGCATCGCAGAAGCCAACCTTTGATGATATGCTAAAGGACAAGGATATGCAGTCTGAGTTTGACAAGCGTGTAAGCAAGGCACTGGAAACAGCAAAAACAAAGTGGCAGAAGGACGCAGACGAGAAACTCTCGGAGGCGAAGAAGCTCGAAAAAATGAACGCAGAGCAGAAAGCCGAGTACCAGCGTAAGCAGACTGAGGAAAAGCTTGCAAAGCGTGAGGCGGAGGTTACAAGGCGTGAGCTTATGGCGGAAGCTAAGGTACAGCTTGCGGATAAGGGACTTCCTGTAGGGCTTGCCGCTGTGCTTGACTATACCGGTGCGGATGAATGCAAGACAAGCATTGAAACGGTCAGCAAGGCATTTGCTGAAGCCGTTGAATGTGCGGTCAACGAAAGAATGAAGGGCAATCCGCCGAAAATAGGCGCATCGGGCAAGGGCAAAACTGAACCTGCCTCTCTTGCCGAAGCCCTGAGAATGAAGCAGGCAGGGAAATAATCAGAAAGAGGTAAAAAATTATGGCAATCACACTCGCAGAAGCAAAAGTCGGTATGGCTGATAAGGTGGATCAGCAGGTAATCGACACATTCAGACGTTCAAGCCTTCTCCTTGACAGACTTGTATTTGACAATTCAATTTCACCCGGCACTAACGGTTCAACGCTGTCATACGGATATGTACAGCTCAAAACACCTGCTACCGCTTCGGTGCGTACCATAAACAGTGAGTATACGGCAAGCGAAGCAAAGAGAGAAAAGAAAACAACGGAAGCGGTAATCATGGGTGGTTCGTTTGAGGTTGACAGAGTTATAGCCAACACAAGCGGCGCAGTTGATGAGCTCGCATTCCAGGCAGAGCAGAAGATAAAGGCAACGTCCAATTATTTTACGAACCTTGTTATTAACGGCACATCTGCCGCTTCGGGCGCAGGCTATGTAACAGGCACGTTTGACGGATTAAAGAAGATACTTTCAACAGCAGACACAAAGGTAACGTCAACGGCGGATCTTTCAACATCGGCACTTACCGATACTAACTATAATGCGTTCCTCGATGAGCTTGACAGCTTCCTTTCGCTGCTTGACGGCAAGCCCGATATACTCCTTATGAACGGAAAAATGCTGGCAAAGCTCAGAGCGTGTGCAAGGAGAGCGGGCTATTACAGCAGAAACGAAGATTCATTCGGTACTCCTGTTGAATACTACAACGGTATAGCACTGCTTGACTGTGGCGAATATTACAACGGTACGGCTTCGGTAGATATCGTTGATACTACAGCGCCCTCAACTACCGCTTACGGTACAACGGATATTTACGCAATAAAGATAGGTCTTGACGCTTTTCACGGTATTTCGCCTACAGGTACAAAGGTAATATCCTCTTATATGCCCGACCTCACAGCTCCCGGAGCGGTAAAGAAAGGTGATGTTGAGCTTATCGCCGGTGTTGCGCTCAAGAACACCAAAAAAGCAGGTGTGCTGACCGGCATTAAGATACTGCCTAAATCGACATCGTAAGGAGAAACGCAATGACAGCACTGGAAACGCTTAAAATCCGTCTTGGCATTTCCGATGAAAAGCAGGACGGACTGCTTGCCGTGCTTCTTGACAGCGCAGAGGACACTATCCTTGATGTTATCGGCAGAGATGAACTGCCTGCAAGGCTTGTCAGCGTGCAGACAGAGCTTGCCGTTATAGCCTATAACAGACAGGGAGCAGAGGGAGAAACCGCTCGCAGCGAGGGCGGTATTTCCCGTTCCTTTATATCCGATCTGCCGCCCGATATGCAGAAACGATTGCAGAACTATCCCCGAAAGGTCGGTGTTATCCGTGCGAATGATGACGGTTGATGCAAGAACGCTTGCGGTGTATCGCAAGGTATCAAAGAAAAGCGACTATGTGGGAACGGTATCGGAGCTTAAACAGGTAGCGACAATATCTGCTGTTGTAAAGCCGGTAACCGACAGCGTATCTGTCGAACTGTACGGCGAGAGAATACACGGTATGCTGACGATAGCAACAACGGATAAAGACATGCTTAAAGTCGGAGATATAGTAAGGTGTGACGGAGCAGATTATAAGATACTCTCCGCCGCACATTACACTATGCACGACAGTGCAACGGCAGAAAGGACCTAAGCATATGGAAATGTCAATCGAAGGACTTGAAGGGCTTATGGTTAAGCTCAGACGGCTCGGCGGAAGCGTAGATGCGGCAATAGACAAGGGCATAGGTAAAGGCGTTCAGAAGATAAAGAGTGACGCAAAGGTAAACTGCCCGTATGATACAGGAAGGCTGAAAGGCAGTATCTCTACAGAACACCTTGAGCCTAAGGTCTGGGCGGTCGGTACAAACGTTGAATATGCCATGTTTGTAGAGTTCGGCACAGGTCAGCACGGCGCACCGGGTGTACCTCACACGATGCAACCGTGGAGATACAAGGACGCTAAAGGCAACTGGCATATAACGAACGGCGCACCGCCGAAACCGTATCTTTATCCTGCGTTGCTTGGCAACAGGGAGTATGTTTTCAAGTCCTGCAAGGTTGAGCTTGCAAGAGCAATAAGGAGCGCAATGGCATGATAGATATTATACCCACAATTGCTAATATGCTTGCCGATATAGGCACGGTGGAATTGCAGTTCCCCGACACCACAGCCGATTTTCCTGTCATTACGTTAAGTGAGATAGCAAATCAGAGCGACACCGTACTTCACGGTGCGGAGCGGCTGTCGGTTATCACGGTACAGATTGATGTATGGGATAAGGCGGACACGCCTGCTGTTGTAGCCGATATGTCGGCACAGATAAGCGCTGTAATGGTATCGAAAGGCTTTCGCCGTATATTCGGACAGATGATGCCCGACGGCGAATTACAGCGTAAATGTATGCGGTTTTCCGCAAAAATAGATGAACTGAATCACAGGGTTTATAGCCCTTAAGCAGAAAGGAAAATTATTATGGAACTTTTATCAAAAGGCACAAAATTACAGTATGCCGACACAAAGACAGGCACATTTAAGACGCTTTATGGCTTGCAGTCAACTCCCGATATGGGCGGTGATCCCGAAAAGGTCGATGTAACGAACCTTGCGGACGGTGCGAAGCGTTACATACCCGGTGTCAAGGACTACGGCGATCTGGACTTCACGTTCTTTTATAACGATGAAGATGAAAATCCTGCCGTGTCGGAAGCAGACGTAGCGGCGGCGTATTCCACGCTGAGAGCGTTACAGACATCGAACGCAACCGTGTGGTTCAAGCTGATTTATCCGGATAATACGGGCTATCAGTGGAGCTCAAAGGTATCGGTAAAGCGTTCTGCGGCAGAGGTCAATGCGGCACTGAAATTCACGCTCAGAAGCACACCTCTTACAGAGCTTGAGGACGTAACTGCTGCGGCATAACTTGACATTTATAACCCTTCGTGGTATTATAAAGAAAAATATAGTATCACGGAGGGAATATTTATGGTATTAGCTGTTGTTTGTTTTATACCCGGAGCAATACTTTTAATCGCTTCTTTTTTCGCTTTTTTCAGCAATCAAGGAACCGTCGGTGCGGTAATGCTCGCTTTGGCACTGCTTTTCCTGCTTTATGGCGTTTACAGGATTAGGAAAGTAAAAAAGTCGGGCGGTAAAAGTATATCTTCATCTAAACGTTTCATTGTAAAATGCTACGGTGTGGCGCTGTACGGATTGCCACAGGGGGAGTGCGAATGTTTGTTGTCCTTGTTTGGTGACAGGATAGTTTTTACGGTAAACAAAAAAGATTCTGTTCTTAAGGCAGAAAAAATAACGTCTGCTTTGTTGAAAACGAACTCCGAACTCAAAGGAGCTTCTGCAGGCTCGACCGTTGCGGGAGCGTTACTGTTCGGCGTTCCGGGTGCAATTATCGCATCACGACC